GAATACATTCAAGATACAATCGGCTGTGATGGTTGTTGCATTTCCAGATGGTACATATGCGATTGCATCAGTAACGTTGTTTTTACCAGCAGATCCGCCCGTGTAACCAGAGGAAGCTTTGATCTGGTAGCTCAGTATGCCACGAGGCTTGCCGTTGCCATCACCAGAAACAAAAGCTAAACCTTCAGTTTTTGCGAATTGCAGTGTGAGGCGCTCTTTAATGAAGTCTTCAAGATTGAACTGCGAGTCCTCAATATTCTGCTGAGAAAGAAGGAGGAGACCACGCATCTCATGTACTGGGATCGAGATCATGCCCACAGAAGGAGTACTGGAGTTGGAGAATGCTGCTTGCTCAGTTGACCAGTATGCTGTCGTGTCGGCTGCGAGTGCTGGTATCTGGATTTTCTCCGCACTTGTTGTCTGAATACGGCAAATACTACGCATTGGAGAGATAAGCAACTTATACTCTTGTAGCTCATCCATAAAGTCGGTAGAAGCGAAGAAACCACCTGTGGTAGCATCACCAGCATAGAGTGTTTTGCGCTCAGGTGCCATGTATGCCTGTAAGATGTGTGACTTCTCTTCTGGAGTCATCAAATCAAACTTGCCTGCACTTTTGACCGCTTTGATGAAGGCATTGTGATGCGTACTTCGCTCTTTCTTGCCATCTTTTGATTGAAGAGGAGGACGCTGGTTTGATAGCCTGTATTCGTCAAGAGACTTGGTTGTGTTGTTGATAATGCTCTCTAGCTCAGAGATACGATTACCAATCTTGTCCATGGCCTCTTTGTGCTCAGCAGGCATCTGACCAGTCTTTGATGTCAGCTCCTCGCCAAGCTTCTTCTGCTCTTTGTCGAGAACATCTACGCGACTTCTCAGGTCGTGAGTGAGAGTTTTAATCTCATTGATATAATCCGTTACTGCCATCTGTTTAAACATCCTTATGTGTATTCGTCTTCACGTTATGTCGTCGTAATCAACAGCACTTCAGTTCCTGGACCAATGATGCCAATGCCAGCTCGAACTCTCTTTCATCCTCATCCACAGTGCTTTTATGCGAGTGCGTCTGAGGGCTACGTGTCTCTTGCTGAGGCGGGGTAGCAGGATTGCTCTTGCCTTCCTGTTGTCCATCATCAGGTTTGCCAGAATCGTCACCTTCGTATGCTGGTTCAGCGCCTTGTATGGTATTCGCGAAATCATCAGCAGCCGTACGAACTGCTTTGACATGCTCGTTCATGATGCTTAGAGCTTTATCAGCGTGGTCATGCATTGCATCAGCAGCGCTATTAAGGCTTTGCGCAGTAGACGCGCTAATGGCTCGACCTGCTTTTGAGTTATTGCCAGCGAGATCTGCTACAGTATCAGCAGTGTCATGCATTGCATTCGCGTGATCTTGCATTGCGGCTTTAGCACTCTTTGCAAACGCTTTGATGCTTTTCACGTGAGCATCGATAATTTGCTGATTAGTAGAGGAGATGGGTTTGCCGATCTTCTCTGAGCGTCTACGGTTGCTGCTCATATAACCGTAATAACTGTTGTTTGGTTTACTATCGCTGCCATATTGCATAGCATAATCTGCTGAAGAGTAGGTATCGCTATGATCTGCAATATATCCTGACAAATCACACTCAATAGCTTCAGGGACAAACTTTGTGAGCACAAGTTCCTTGAAGTCATCAAGCGCTTCAGTAATGTCCTGCTCTGGTTGATCACCGATCTTGAAAGCGTCTAGGACTGCACAGGTAAGCGAGCAAAGAAAAACATCTGCCCAATCCTCGAGCAAATCTTGCGCCATTTCTTCAGCGTAATGCTCCTGTACCGTCTTCTTTTCTTTAGCTTTTCTAGTCATATGCCTCCCATTAGGTTTATCGCTTTTTACATCAGTTACTATAGCTTCCTCGTTAGCTGGAAAGGTGACCAAAGAGCCTTCCCATAACCGTATTTCCACTAAATCCCGTATCATCTTGCCATCGATCTTTACATAATCAGATTTAATGGTGTCGTATCCTATTGATTGCTGAAATAAATAACCCTTCTTTATTGCACTATACGCCTCTTTACCCTTTTGCACATCAAGGTCAAGTTCAAGCTCCACGAAGAGGCCTATATTATCCTCTTTTGCATCTGTGTATCCACCAATAGGAGTACTTGAGTCATGTTGCCACAGAAGAGGCATGATGTAACGCTTGTTGTTTGCCTTTTTATATTCATACTTGTTTTGTAGTGTTCTCTTAAATGCTCCAGGCAAAACACGATCACCCGTGTCATCTACATTATTAAATGTACTGAGGTAGCCTCTCACTATACCTTGCTGATCATCAAAGTCTTTTAATTGAAATGGAAAAGCTTTTGTTTGTCTTGTGATGGTTGCCGTTTTACTCATATCAGCACTACCTCCATAAATTGTCTATATTGTTGCCTTGGTAATCGATAGCCTTTTTCGTCATCATCACTTTGATCTATCACCTTTGATCGCTTTAGATACATACTGCATCTACACTGGATGACATTTTCTGCTGATCCACTGGAGTCACCTGGGTAGTCAAGCTCATCACCATCCACAATAAAAGGCTCATCAATACCTACTTGCTGCTCATCAGCTTCAACATGTGCAGGTCGCGTTTTTGCGTCATGCATAGACAGCCATACTTTGTCCAGAGTCATGCCTGATGCCTTGCCAGCCTGCCATGCAGCAAAGGCATTAGCTGCATGTGTTTCAGTTCTCGCTATGACCGTGCTTCGATTAGGAATGATTTGATCGAGATAGAGGCCGTCGATCCTGTTTGCGAGTTGCGGTATGGTTTCTTTGTTCTTGACGCCCTCTGATAACTGATTTCTGACTTTTTCACGTGTTCCATCAGAAATCCCTACAATCTTTGTTCCTGCCATGGTGGTAAGATATTTTTGTGTATTGTCTTCAAGAAGACTAGAACCTGCTTTCATTTCGTATGGCCTTGCATATGATTTGAGCTGCTTCAGCACATCATTGCCTACATCATTTACAATATCTGTATAGAGTGCGATGATGAGTGTTTTGAGATCACTGGATGATTTTGTGATAGCCGCAACTGCTCTGTCTTCAGCGCTTGCTGGTAGAGCTGCTTTGTTGATCGCTGCAACAACGGCTTTGCGCTCGTCATCAAAATAGCTCTGGAGACGCTGCTCAGCTTCTTTTTGCCATTTGGCACGAGAAGACTCGACGCTCTTCATGTATGCCTGCTTCTCTTCAGCAGTGTTGAGGTCAAGCGCTTTCACTGATCGCCTCTGAAGGCTCTTGCCAGGCTGACTATCAGTATTATCAGGAGCATTGTCGTCTGGACTGCTTGTAGTAGGAGTATCATTCAGCTCCTGATCAGGTTGCTTCTGAGGAGGCTCCTGTGTTGGTGGTGCAGGATTAGTTTGTGTTGGGTCTGGTAGTATCGGCGTGGGTGGTGGTGGAGCGGGCTTTGTAATACTCTGCTCAGCATAAGCATCAAGCTCATCAGCCTGTACCAGAATAGCTGCAAACCGAAACACATCACCACCTGGAATTGGTGGCAATCCAGCTAGTTCACGCGCCTCATTCAATGTACATTGGCCACTCATCCACATCTTGTTGCCGCGATCAGCTTTAGCATCCTTTTGTGCTTGTATCATTTCTTGAATGACTTCGACGCTCTCTTTGTCATAGTAAAGATATGCATTAGTGAGGTCTTTGTACATCGGTAGCAGCCATGTATTCCAGAGTGCATAGAGATCGTCAAGCTCAGGGAATATTGCTTCAGTGTATGATGCTACTTTGGCTTGCTGCATGTTTTCATAAGTTGTCGATGATGTATCACCAATTAGCTGAGGAGATATGTTGTAGATATTGGCAATAGCTGCGGCGTTGTATTGTATGCCAGGAAGCCAATCCATCTGAGCAGGCTGTAGACCAATCGATGTCCAAGTCAGGCCAGCGTCAAGCACTGGTGCCTTACCAGCATTGCGTGATCCAGAGAATTTTTGATTAAGCTTATTTTCGAGAGTATTTCTGTCATTCGGAGAGAGCACTGTTGGGACCGTCCAGGCACCAGCAGGCCGTGCCATGTTCTGGAGTAGAGCAAGGTTCCACTTCTTCGCTGCGATGCTCTGATCAGCGAATATGGCCGCCGACTCGAGCGGACTCATGCCAAACATGTCTTCAGAGATCGGATGCCAGTACTTTGTGTGCCCTATCTCGGTAGGTTGAATGAGCGCTGTTCCAAGTGGATCGAACTTGTAACCAATAACACCGCGTGGACTCTGGAGTACAATTTTTGTTTGATCCGGTCTCAGTGGCCATAACTCGTTAGGTGGTTGATTTGGATTGGCTCGGAGCACATATTGAAAAGCATTGCCTGCCAACAATTTATAGCTGAGCAACGCCTCACGATAAGCTACACCGCTTTGCTCATTATTCGGCTTTTTGAGGAGATCGAGAATAGGATGAGAGTCTATTGTCTTTTCCATTGTTTGATCTTGATAGAGTATTGGCTGTATTGCTGATCCATTACGCGCAATATATGATATGCATTTGTAAACTGTATCGTTGTCTTGATAACCTTCACGTGCGAAGTTGCGGTAATTCTTCTCCATACGCTTTTCTTGTGGCGTATTGTAGATGTATGGAGTACCTGAATAGGCAGGGTTGAATTTTTCCTCTTTGGGAGAAGAGAATGCTGAGGCGAAACGGGAGAATATGTTCATAGTGATCGCTTCCTCTTCTTCTTCCGCCGATCAGACAGGCGAGACTCTAAGATAGCTGTAAACTGCTTAGCTGCTTCTCTTGTTCCTCTGGTGTGCTCAAGATTATTAGAATCAAATAGTGGCGTGGAAAGCATTGTCTCCATCATCTTCTCAAGCATTTCAGAAGTTAGCATCAGTCGTACCCCCATACATTCTGAGCAGCCCACGCGAATGGATCATTCAATGTAGGAACTACGATATCTGATGTGTCTTCTTCGTATTCATCATCTCCAGAAAGAGGGATAGCACCCATTATCATCAGCTCAGTTAGGCACCAGACAAGTGCATCCAAACGATCAGGCGACTTCTCCCCGGGTAGCCAGTTTGTCATCTGGTCTTCGAGATCTGGGAATGTTCCGACATGAGATACGCGGCCTTGCTGATAGAGATTGCTGATAGGCTCAGCTCTAAGTTGTTTTCCTCTAGATGCATGCACAGCTCTAAATGGAGCATAGCCCATACCATTTGAATTTGCTACACCTTGAATTACAGCTTCTACCATCTCACCACCAAAGTTTGTCTCAGCAACGATGCAATCAGCTTCAAATACAGAGTAAGCGGAAAGAGCTGCTGCTGCCCATTCGTTAGGAGTTCCTGTGAGACTATGATCCGCAATGACGTATCCCCTATTATCCATGCCAAGTCCTGCTACCACAATGCCTGCCTCAGCAGGTTCCTCAGATGTTTTGCTACTACTACCAGGAGGATCAATAGCTACAATAATCCGCTTGAGTTCAGGATAATGAATAACTCTTGTGTCTTCAATCCAGTCTCGTTTCCAGAGAGCACCGGGATTATCCTCTAGGATCTCGGCTAACAGTTCTTGACGCCCAAGTCTAGTATTTTCAAATTTGCGTATCACTTGATCAAAAAAAGCTTCAGCCAGATTAGATCTATTTTCATAGGTAGAGCCACGTGTAACATACGTTGTAGGCAATTGCATTAGATCCTTGATCATCTTTGTTGGTCTTGGTGTTGTTGTAGCAATCCCACGCGGATTCGTCCCTAAGCGCAAGCCAAACATCAGTTGATCAAACGCATCTTGGCACCAAGTCGCGATTTCATCCCCCCAGAAGGAATCGTGTTGCGGACCTCTCAACATATCCGGTTCCTCGGCTGAGTAAGTTGTTGCTTGTGCTCCATTTGGCCATACCAAACGGCGCTTTGATGGCTCATACTTTGGCCGACACCATGGAGGACAACACGCGAGGATTCCACTCTCACCCTCGACCATCACATCACGAACATCTGCCGTGGTGCGACCTACAAGAGCCATACGACCATACTTTCCCGTCTCCAGTTGACTACGTGTCCACTCCGCACCCGTTTTCGTCTTCCCAAAACCACGACCAGCCATAATGAGCCATACCCGCCAATTGCCAGGAGGCTCTTTTTGTTTATCGCGTGCCCACACATCCCAGTCATAAAGCAGAGCAGCAGCATGCTCATCCGTGATATCCGCTAAATCAGATATCGGGAGCTTTGCGAGCTGCTCTGCTAAACTACTCATGTACCTCTTCCTTTTTCCGTAGAGCTTCAAGCTTGGACAAAAGCAATTCTTTTGCGCCTGTTATATCTATAGATCCGGTATGCTCTATTTTATGATTATCTCTATACTCAGTTGGCATTCTGCTTTTAGCATGGAACATAAGTAAGGTATCAGATTTCTCTCGAATTGTGAGAGGCTTACCTTCGTGATAGACAACCTTGCCCACACTCGTTACAAAACGCTCTTCGCCAATTACAGCACGTTTAAATATTTCAGCACGTATAGTATCATTTACGTCTTCTTTTGCAAGATTGTACTGCATACTGAACTCTTCATCGTGTTCAGACCAGTAATGAACAGTTGTTCGTTCAATGCCAGCAGCCATACATGCAGCACGAACATTGCCATTAGCCGCGAAAGATTTGAGAAATTTCTTCTGTACTTCTTTACGCTGTTCTTTTGAAAACCGAGGTCCTGACCGATATGTGCTTGTGGTTTTTTTAGATGTTGAGATGTTGGAATTAGCGGCCATATACTACCTCCTCCACATACTTTAGAAGAGGCAATTTTGTAATTATTCGGTTATATTTTTGAAGACTCTTGATCATTATTGACTCTATTGACAAACAAAAAGGGCGTTGCTCTCCTGATGAGAAACAACGCCCGAGTGTTACACTGTCTGAGCTGTTACTGTTATTTTGTTGTTCTTGTTCTTATTCGACTTCTGCCAGAGACTTTATGTGAATACATATCTCTGTAGGTGATGGGATATCCATCCTGGAATATTATTTCAAGGGATCCGTGTCCACTTGTGGATTTGAAATACTGCGATTTCTCCTCAATCCACTCTGACAACTCAGATGGAATACTGCCATCCTGATTGGTATCAATTGAAACATCCATAGCTAATCACCTAAATTCTATACCAACTGTAACACATACGTACAAACTATGCAAGAGGTTGTAATGACATTCAGACTATCGCTACTCCTAATGCAATTTGATAGGCTTGCAAGATGTCCTTTTGCCTGCCGTAGCTCCTACCTTCTGGCAGTGGAAGATCAAATTCACGCGCAAGAGATGCCAGCCTCTGATCTAGTGGTAACTCTATCTCCTTAGTAGCGACAATCCCCCAGCCTTCATCTTGGAATCGGCTTTTTGCTACAGCAGCTCCTACCCTAGGTAGCAGATCATATATCTGGTACTTCTCGCCAAAGTAGGCAGTAGCATGCGCTCTCGCTTGCTCTATGAAGTGAAACTTTTGATATTGCCAGATACCTCTACTATAGATTGCTGTGAAGCCATCATCATCGAAGAAATGGACATGGCGTCTTCGCTCTTTAACACTGGTCATCTCAGACTCTCTATGCTCTGCAAAGTCCCTGCTCCGACCAGAGTAAACGATGGTACCATTTGGCTTGCAGAAGGCCGAGAGGCACGTGAGTACATCCTGCTCAGCTTGCACACTCGTTACTGAGTTGATAACACTATCGCACACCACAAAGTCATAGAGGCCATTTCGCTGCAAGTCCTGACATAAAGCTGAGATATCTTTGTTGACCTGCCCTACATCGATTTGAGCGCCTCTTCTGAAATAGAATTCGATCCCGCGTATGTTGTATCCCAGAGTTTTGAGCTTCTTCACATAATCCATCTGACCTGCTCCAAAATCAAGGACACGCATATCTTTGCCCAGACGCGGTATCACCAGGCACTCATAGGTCCTAGAGTGTAGTGGCTTTGCTCCTGTTATCGGCTCTCGCAACCTAAAAGGCTGAGCCCAAGATTGAGCCCAGGTTGTTTGCGGTAAATGCGAATAGCTGAAGCGCCCGTAACGTTGCGAGAAATACTTCAAAACCGTATCTTCTTGATCATCGGGAATGACATAGGCTTTGCATGGATATCCTAGCATTCGAGACGCCATGGCATAGAGTTTGCTCACGAGCACATTGCCGCTTTGATTGACGACAATTGAGCCCCACGAGCCGTGCGCACTGAGTAGGCGCAATATTTCAGCTCGTTTTGAAGCATTCTTTGCTTTTGTCTGGCCACCGATCTGCTCAGGAGGAATATCGACAAAGCCAAGCTTAGATTGAGGAGGAACAGAAAGAACAGCTTCTCCAAGCTCAAGATCAGCAGAGTTGTGGAGCTGATTGAAGCGTATCTCATCCTGAGTACTGACTTCTCCCAATACAAAAGCGGGACAGTGAGTCATCCCGAGAGACTGCATAGCTCGTGTCCGTTGATGCCCTGCAAGCAGTGTGCCATCTGCCGTGACAATGACTGGCTTGATCAATCCAAGCTCTCTAATAGAATTCTTCAATCTCTCCAGAGAGTGCTCATCAATTCGTCTTGGATTGTATGGTGCTGGCCGCGTATTCGCAATGAGATATTCAGGATAAAACGTCAAAGTAACGTTCTCACAAAGCCGTGATAGGAACCCATATCATCGCTATATCGCTTCAGTTTTCTTTCAAGATCTTTAAACTCATCTTGAGTCAGTGGAACCTCATACTTGCCAAATCTGAGCTTTGAGATTGCCTCAACTGCCTGGCTCTCCTTCGAGATATCCAGAAGATCCTCATCCTCTTCTTCCTCACTGCCATCATTGTCCAAATAATGATTGCCCAGACTCTCCAGTAGTTGCCTCAAAGACTCATCGTCACTGCCAAGGCTTGCAAGATCATAGCCCAGGTCTTGCTGTTCTTGCAGGATCTGTGCGAGCATGTCCTGATCATCCTCAGCATTTTGCGCATGTAAATTATCAGCTACCAAGATAGCATCAATTTCTTCTTGAGAAGTGCTAGACGGCAAAACATCCGCTCGAACTGCAGTAACTCCATTGCGTCTCATTGCTTCAATAATGCCATGGCCTGCTACGGTGATGTATTCACCATTTATGCTCTCGTGAAGCACTACACTCCTGAATTGACCGAAGCGCGAGTGTGAGGCTCCGAGTTGAGAGATTTGGCTGTCTGGGTGGATCCTATAATTTCTCTCGTGTGCTCTTATTGCTTTGATTGGGATGGTTTTGTTAATGACTTCCATGCATTCCTTCACTCAAGCTCAAAAACGTCTGTTAGCCTTCTGAGTTCGCGCTGATGGCACTTTGAAATAACGACTGATCATAGCTTTAACCTTACGCAAGGCCATTTCTTGACTATCTGGTGGTCAGGGTTTCTTTGCTACGTTGGTTGGTGGTTTTGCAGCGACGGGCTTTGTCGGCTTCTTGCCAGCATTGGGATTGTTGACACTCAGTCGTTGATCTGCTGGAGTCGATCGAGAAGGTTTACCGCCTTTGATATTACCCATCGTTCGTCCTTTTCTTGCGCTTGCTGGTTGGGGCGAGAGATGGAACTGCTACCCGCCCCGATCAGGATAACCCTCAGTGTTGCCGTCTGCCTCTGATAGACAAACTTTGAATAGCACGGTTGCTACTCAACCTCATCATAGCATGTCCGTATGACTCTGTAAAGATGCGCGATCTATATCTTGGCCTGACATCCTTGCTTCTCTATCCACGCTCTATACATATCTTCGTACAAGTTATGTTCTTTTTTGCAGCAACAGCACTCATCACGAGATCTGCTGCACTTAGTCAAACTGCGCACTTCTTCTAGTGCTTTCTCCAGGAGGAATATCAATAGTTCTTTCTCGTCTGACATACCTTTCTCCTTTGCTTATTCCTGATATCCAATAAACGCCAAGTCTCTCGCTCTGAGTGTAGCATGTCCGTACGGCAAAGTAAAGCAGTCAGGACATGCGGTGGTTATTCATGAAATTTTGACATGCTTTGAAGTGAATATATTGTTGAAACGAATGGATTGATGGTTTTCATCGAGACTTGCATTCTTGTTTGGACAACCTTATAAATTTAAACTGGTGCAAATAAAGCATTATAAGGAATAGTGTACTTTCTAATTGCGACTAACGATAATTTGTGGTAATTACGAGCTTAGGCATAAAAAGAGATGGACATATTACCTTCTATGCCCATCTCGTGACTTATCTGCTAACTACTTATTGCCTATCGAGGAAGTAGTTAACTCGCTCTGTGATATATTTGCGCGTCGCCTCGCTTTCGCATCGCATAGTACCTTTATGCTTTCCTTCAAGGTACTTTGGGAAGAGGTCGGGAAAGTACTCTGTTTGAACGATATGCCAAATGGGCGCATACCACTCGATCGGATAGAATGTAACTTCCCGCTTGACAGGATACCCGTCTTTGACATAAACTGTCATCACGATGTCTTGATCCCACTCACGTCTATCATTTCCTCCCACAGGTTTTCTCACAATCTTTGCATTGTACCAAGTTTCTGATGGTAGTCTTTTGGCAAGGAACTTACCTATGCTAATATCTGGGCTACTCGTTTCTGAAAGGATGACCACGTCCTCAAGAAATTGGATGTTGATATCATCCAGAAACTTTGTCACCGGAATGTACCCATAAATCCTCACATTCTTATTGAGAGCAAGGCGCTCCTGATACTTGAAGTTGAACTGATGGCGTGGCTTTGAAGATTGCTGGTTCTCTAGCTCTTCTACACGCTTTCTTGCGGTCAGGAAAGCATCCACAAGTTTATCGTGCCACTCATCGGCCTCTGCACCCTTTTTCAGACTTCCGGCTAGGATGAGGCATTGTCGCTCGTCAAGCATGTAGTAGGTCTCTGGACGACCTCCTTTCGGCCCTTTGGGTTTTCCGACAAAATGTCGGAGAACTGATTTTGCCTCTAATCTTTCTTGATGCCTCTTAATGCTTCGTACTACAGTCTCGTGATCATAGTCTAAACGTGCAGCCATGACGCGGCTATCAATACGGTTTTCGCCGTTGATTTCGACAACAATTAATTCTTTCAAAGTCTGATCTCCTTTTGCTAGAGCTTGCCTTTGGACGACCAGACTGTTAAAATCTAGGCAGCCTAGGCAAGCAATGCTTTGTCTTTGTGTTAGCTCCAAGCGCGTAGTTTGATCGGCCATACGCTTGGAGCGTCCGCTATTCTACAACTTCACGATCGAGTGGAACATGTCCACTCAGTACTATACACGTACTGCATATTGGACGCAAACTGAATATATGCTTTGGCGTCCCTTGCCAGCATCCTTGGTGAGTCATGTTAAAACACCCAGGTGTCTGGCATGGCACCTCTACAGGCATCAACTGTATTGGCATTTTGTCAGAGAGATCTGCCATATACGAGAACTTTTGATACTCTCTCTCTCGTTTTTCCTTTTCCGTATCTGTCAGGCCTGGGCGGCGACCTGATCCAGGACGTTTGCCACCCCAATCACCATTAGGCATTATTCACCTCTGCTTTTCGTGTAATATACCTCTCCATATCAGAACTTTTGAAATAGCCTTTCTTCATTTTTTCTGCTTCTCGAGCAGTTGGCTCACAAGAATAGCTCCACTTCTTGTTTTCATAATGGTCCTCTTTGATGAGGATATACCAAACTTGATGGATACGATATTCACCCAGTTGCCCGTGAGGCTGATTAGGGATTGAGCCAGGAACCCACCGCATTCTACCTTGAAGTTCGTACATCCTACTCACTTGCTGTCCATCTTCTATCTCTTTGATGTTTACATATTGCGGCCAATAGAGGCCGTCTTCTAACGATTTAGTGCCGCCATCTTCCTGAAAGACGAATATTCCTGGAAGAACTTCCTTTTCAAACCTTGCATCATATGCAATTAACATTTTTTGACCTTTCTTCTTTACCGGAGAACTGTTTCTCTCGACACTTTGATTATGCCACAAGCAACTTGATTTGTCAAGATAATTTGATGCCAATTTCAAGTTATCACGTATACCCGTTATTGCTTGTAATAATTGTACAGTGATGCAAGCAGGATGACTGTACAGGAGAGAGCAAAGAGAAGACCAACCAGTGCTCTGTCTGGTTGGTCTCATTGGCAAGGCTCACCTTTGCTAGAATGGAGTATCACGAGGCTATTGTACGGTTCTCTGCTCAGATTGTCAACAAGAGTAAGGCCAACCTGTGGGGAAGGCTGGCCTTTTGCGGTATTGAGCTGATCAAAAGAGATTGGGGTAGAACCATATATGCTCTATTGTACGCCTGACTGATCGCCTTGTCAACTTGACGATCTATCGTACAATGAATAGGAGCGGACTAGCCATTTTTAAACGATCCCACAATAGAGAGATAGAATACTGCAGCATGTAGCCCGCTCACTCCTCTAATTGTCCAACTCTGAAATGACTTCTTTTCTGCTCCTGAGCTTGTAACTCTGCATCTGCTTTGCGAGGTTCTCTGCTGACTTTTGCAGAAAATACTTGGTTAATTCATCGAGACTCATATCCTTCCGTTATTCGATCACCATCCCATCTCTTGCCATTTCCCCAATATCCTTTTCGTTTTTCAAGGTGGATATCATCCTCCTCACATCTCTCAATGTAGTATCCCAGGTCATTGAGCTTGTTGTGGATGCCCCACTGAGGTCCCCACGAGCCATTGGTTTCAATGCGTTTTTTGTCTGCTGCAATGTAGTCTTGCAGTAATTGATGTAGTGTCATGATTGTTGCCTTTCTTAGGCCAGCCTTGCAGCCAGCCCACTACTAAAATTTAAAACGGTGCCTCATCGTGACTAGTAGCATCACTGCCTTGTTTCCAAGGCTCTTGGCTCTCAATGCCACTAGTGATACGCTGCGAGAGAGCCTGAGCCCACTGGATGGCCTTCTCAGTGCATTCTCTGAAATGCTCTATGCACTCCACAGGTACCTCATGCTTTTGCAAGTAGCTCACAGGGATCGCATCAGGTATTCCGCAAAGCATTGGGAATATCATTTTGCTGTTGGCACCACCGCCACGCGACTCTTGTTTCTTTGATGCTCCAAAGACAGCAGAGTAGCTCCAGAGCGGCAGTGCCATATCGCAACCAGCGCCGCGTAGAACGTCGTGGGCCGACGCGATCACCTTGTATTGCTTACGCATGGCAACAAGCGCATCAGCAGTCTGTGTTGATTTTACGGTAAAGACAAAGGGCTTGTCATAGTCAGGCAGCAATTGGCGAATGATCACCTGAGCATACAGCACCGTCTCGCTCTTAGTGCTATTGCGCTTTGTACGCCATTGGTACACTACGCCGAATTTGCCGTTTGTCGTAGCAATTGATGGTATCCCGTCGGCCATCAGGAACAGCACCGGCCTTTCGAGTATCCAGTGTTTGACGACTTCGCCACTTCCGTGTGAGATCTCAATCCATGGGATGCCGTGCTTGCGCATAGCATCGTCAAGCTCTTTGTCCTTCCCGCATGCCGTGAAGAACCCTGCATAATAGAGATTGTCCCATGCGACCTCTCCGGTGTCTTCATCGATGACCTGATGCCCTCGATCATCAAGCTTAGGGCGTTGTGCTGGCAATCCTGTGGCGTATTGGAGCAATGCGTACTCTGGCGCTGGAGTGACGGCTTCTTTGCCAAGATCGACGGCTTGGCCGCCAAAGGGGACATAGAACTGGACGGCTTTATTGTTTGTTGTGGTAATTTCTGTTGACATGATCTTTACCTCTTTCTGTGGTATGATATTTTCAAATTTCACTAGATCTGCTGAGCAGGGGAATTGGCCTCCTCTGCCAGCACTTTATTTTCGGTTCTTCGCCTTGTACTCTTCAAACTTCGCACGTTCCCCCAAGTACGACGGCACTTTGTCGAATTGCCGTTGCGCCGACTGGGTACGCATTGCTTCAATGTGATCATCACACATCCCGTGAGACATCTCCTCATCGTCTTTTGAAGGCGCAACACACCAGGGACATGGGCCGATTTTAATCCCTAACATCATTGCTTTCTCCTTTTATCCAAAGATTACACGTAACATGCTCTAAAATTTCAAGATCGTTCGTAGCCCCAAGAGACACAAATCTTTTAATGTTCTCCTCGCTTGGTATGTTTTTGCTTAACATATACTTCAAAGTATATCTAAAGCTATAGTAGAACCTTTTCCTCTTGCGGAGGATTGTCATAAGACCATTGAACTCGCTCTCTGTCATAAGAGTAACTTGCATTGCTTTATCCCTCCTGCTCTTGCTTAGCTTCAATCCACTCGTGACACACACAGCACTTATGGCGTTCTTCAATGGCATCAACCTTTCTTACATCGCCTTCCATCCATCGAGGGAAGCACTGCTCGTGATAATAGTCGTAATGCCTGAATACTTCGTCATCTGTAATGAAAACAATAATCATTGCTTTGTCCTTTCTTACTTGATAACTACATTCTTCACATTTGGATGAAGAATATTAACATTATGCTCAATACCGTCTTTATCTTTGTAAGTCACTATTTGCCTTGGCCCATATTCGGCCTGAGTCACCTCACCTACCCAGACAACTTCTCCACCTTCTTTGACGTATCGCATTGTTTGCGTGTATGCACCATATGTAATTTTCATGTGTGTTTCCTTTCGACTACTATAGTATTGAAAATGCTTTGTTTCGCGTTAATGCAGCTTGGAGCATTCGCTCTTCTGCTGTCTCGCTCTGAGGAACGAAGACCAGACAATGCTTGCCTCGATCCCACTGTTGCTTGCATTGTGCCTCCTGAGCAGGCTTCGTTGTCGCTTTGAGCTTCGCGTAGACCGCATCGCTCATTCTGTACTCCTCAATGGCAACTGGAGTCGCTACGATGACCGCCTGAGCTACTGTCGGGACAGCCTTTGCAGCAGCATAGCGAGCGTTTTCTAAGTCTTTGCAGCGCAAAATGTGATAGCATTGTTTTCTGCTCACGCAGGTACAGCTATGAGCTTTATTGCGCCTCAAAGTCGTAAAGTACTCAACACCCTTACTGTTTCGAATGTGAAGCACTACATCTCCTTTATGCAGTCCCTTCGGTGCGTAGTCCTTCTTCAATGCATAACGATTAAGCACTAGGATATCTCGCTCTACTTGCTGCTTTGTCATTGCTTTGTCCTTTCTACTTACTTGATTTTGTACGATTGTTCGATTTTCTCAAGACGGACTGGACTAGGTGCGTAGGTCATCTTATCAAGCGTCATCTCAACGCGCCTAAAGCTATCCATGTCCTCACCTTGAGAGACACTGACAAGCGCTTCATACATCTCAGATGCTGTGAACGAGATTCCTTTGTTGGCGATGACCGTTTGGATCATACTCTCCTGCCAACAAAATCCGTAACAATCAGTCTTGCGAACTGCCTTTAACACTGCCTTTTCCTCCTGTACAATGGCAGCTTTGCGCGGCTTGGCTACCACAACTTTGAGAACGCCTCTCACTTTACGAACTGTAAGACCCTCTTTGAGTTGTAGTTCTGCTACCGTCGCATTGATTTTTGAAACTGCCATTGCTTCGTGTCCTTTCGTTTGTGGTTTTGTGTTTCTATGGATAGTATACCTGAAACTAACGTCGTTGTCAATACGTTTTCGTACCAATATTTGCAGAAATACGACGTTGACAAAAATACGTCGCTGTGGTATGATCTTTATATCAACAAGAAAGGAGACACATATGTTAAAGCTACGCGTGAAAGAAATAGCAGAGGCCCAAGGACTTAATCGCTCTCAACTACAACTAAAGAGTCAAGTCACTCTCCCTCTGCTTACCCGCTATTGGTGGAACAAAACTACAGAGGTCAAGCTTGACGCTTTGGAGAAGATTGCTAAGGCATTGGGAGTCAAGGCCAGTGAATTGTTTGTTGAGGAAGAAGTTTTGGAGGCTGCTTAGCCTGGGCATGCGGTATTTGCTAAGTTGAAACTTTGGCGGGATCTACTAGCTGGTTATCCGCATGCCCACAGACTATAGGAGAATTATAACATGCAATCAATCTATGACCTGCAATCTGCCTATAAGCTATTTGATCCCGGGACTGATGAAACCCGATATGTTGGTATCAGCAATGATCCATACAGACGCTATGGGCAACACCTTGCGGATCGAACTAAATGCGAGAAGGTTGAATGGATACATGATTTGCAAAACGATGGATTACTACCAGGAATGCAAATCATAGAAACAGATATGATGCCAGTTATTGCAGGTGAAAGAGAAAAGTACTGGGTGACTACTCCCCATGCCTTAAGGGCAGGGGCTTCTCGTATTAGCCTAACGGAACGTACCCGCTGGAGGCAGTTTCACGAGGGCTCAGTCCAAGCCCTCGGGACAGAATGTTTATTGCGGCGTTATGGTCACGATCAAGTACCATGCCACAAAACACACACGTATGTGTCCGGACACTCAAGTCCTTGTGCGGTCCTTTGATGTGGCATCCGCTGCACTCTTGGCTGGTGTTTCTTGGATCAACTTCTATCACGGTGACACCGGCCCATTCTGCCTTGTGCTTAACCATTGAGATGAAGTTTGCCCATCCAGCGTCCAATATCGATTTGTTCAAACCGCCCTTTGCAGCGGCTCCATTGGGGAGGTACGCCCCATTTTCATCCTGCTTGGCCTTTGGTCGTTTAACCATGTGGTGGAGAGAGAGATCCTCAAAAACGATTGTCTCAAAGAGATCAACTAGGATGCGAGATTCTTTGTGGTGGAAGTCCTGCCTCTGGTTGCGTACCTTCTTGTGAGCATTGGCAACTCTGGTGACCGCCTTCTTGCGCCGGTGACTGCGCTTCTTCTTCCTAGCTAGGTTCTGTTGTGCCTTCTTAAGATCCCCATGCGCCTGTCTGAAAAAGCGCGGATTATCGACCGTGTCACCGTTCGAGTCAGTCATGAAGTGCTTTAGCCCCATATCAATGCCGATTGGCAGGTCTGTGTAGGGAAGCTTGACGCGCTGCTCAACCTCGCATGTGATGACCACGTACCAGCGATCCCCCTCACGTTTGACGGTGGCTGTTTTCGCTTTGCCTTCCAGGTCCCTGTGCTTCTTGATCCGTACGTGACCGATCTTGGGTAGGCTTATTTTGCCGTCCTGGATTGTGATTGTCGGGGTGCCTTTCAGTTTCTCGATCTGAGGATAGGTGAACGAGTCATAGCGATCATATCCCTGGAAGCGCGGGAAACCTGGAGTCTGGCCTTGCTTGCACCGTTTGAAGAAGGCTTTGAATGCTTTGTCTACGCGCTTGAGTGTGTCTTGCAATATCTGAGAATAGACCTCTTTGAACTCAGGTCGATCTTCTTTGATATCAGGCAACTGAGCCGACTGCATGGCGTAGGTGACATTGACTTGACTCATCCTCCATGCCTCACGTCTCTCCTCAAGTGCTGCATTGTAGATCTCCCGATTGAGGTCAAGCGTGAGCTGCAATTTCTTTGTCTGATTGCCTGTTGGGTAGATGCGATACTTGAATGCTTTCATCTTGACCTCTCCTTTCTGATCTGTTAGAATTATAGCACACATGTATCTGTATGTCAAGAGGAGAAAGAGATGAAAAGAACAAACTTCTACCTAACAGAGCAACAATTAGAACGCCTGCAAAATTTTGCAGAGAGGGAGGGCTGTGCAGTGTCGGAAGTTATACGACGCTCGATCGATGTATATCTGGCATGGAATGACCCAACGTACAATTGTGCTTCGCACCCGCCAGAGCGGCCCAGCACCCCCTCTCCAAAAGGACTCGCTTATATCCCCATGTCTGAATGACAGGGGTTTTACGCTCGGTCAGATAAGAAGGCGGGCGTTGCTCAGGTACTTGAAAGATATACTTCATGGTGTGAGCAGAATGGCGAAAAGTTCGATGCTAAAAATTTGAAGTCCAGCCTGAATGAGCGAGGTTACCATAGCAAACGTAGTACTGGTGGCCTGTGGGTATGGGCAGGTATCGGATTGATCTCAGATAGAGAAGGAGTCATGGTGAGTGACGGTAGTGACGGTAAATCTAAGGTTTTCTTACGAGAAAAAAATGCATGCCAAAAAACATTGAATTTACCATCACCGACCGTCACTACGTCACTATCTGAGCTTGAAACAGAAAAAACAAGTGACGGTACCGTCACTTGTGAGCAACCCGATGCTTCACAAGATATTCTCTCTGAGATGACCTGCTCCACTCGCTTTGACATGTACCTATGCGAAGAGCATCAACCAGCTCCTGATGAAGATGGTGTAGAATTCGATGAAGTTGGCAATATGTGGTGTAGTAAGTGCCATGTCCAGCACTCATTTATGATGCTTGGAGCTGATCGCGGCTATCCGGAGGTGAAGAATAAGAAGGTAGTAGTAGTGAAGGCTGGTCACGAGCGTTGGCTGGCCTACGCCAAGACGATGGGCCACCAATATGTAGAAAGTGCGTTGAAGCTTGCGCAGTTAATGTAGAATAGTTTGATAGGAGTGTTAGCGTATGCGCAGAGCACGCCGATGAGCAGAGAAAGGACAACGCGATGCAGCAAGATATCATCGCACTCTATTGGCAAATAGGGAAACACCACAACTATCCTGCAATAGCAGATCTGGAGCTAGCAGCAGGCCCGATGGCATGGCGCAGTTTCGCGATGACACGGCCACTGCGCATAGCTGATGTAGTTGCAAGATTTGCATCGATAGAGTAGAATTGCACAATAGTTAACAGAGAGGACAATGCAATGTTACAATTTGTCTGTGATGCCTGTGGGAATATCATATCTCATAGAGACATCTATCCATACGAGATGAAGCACAAGACGCATTTCTGCGACAAGAAATGCCGTGCTGACTATGACTACGAAACAGGGCACTTCAAGCGCATGAGCGAGCTTGGCAAGGCTGGCAGGCAACGTGTGATGGCACAAAGCAATCGAGACAAGCCGAGGCGTGCAAAGAAAGTTTGCTACCAGCTTTGAGAAGACCAACACTGCCTCTTCGCTGAACTTGTCGATAGATTGCATTATTCAGCAAAGGGGCTTCAGATTGCCACTAAGTGCCCAAATCCACGACAAAATGCTAGAAAATGCGAGGTGGAGACAAAGGTTTTCGCGCTGCATTGCCAATACAGCCAAAAACACACACGTGGTAAGCGTTGAGTATGCTATACTAACACCATGCAGCATTGGTTTTTAGCGAGGTGCTCGAAAATACGGGGCCGAGACAACGATTTCTCAGCATGTCGGCAAAATCTGCACAGTACTGCGCAAAATGTTGACAAAAGTACTATCGTGCAGCCGTGATTTGTGAAAAGGCACCGAAAACACCGAGCGGAGACTTTTTGAAAGGACACTGCCGTGACAGAAGAACAACGAATAGCGGCAATTGACACACTTGGCATTGCATTTTATTGGAAGATTAAGAACAAGCCATGGTATGTAGATCCTCAGAATAATCAAGAAATCTTGATCAGCGGTACTCTTACAGCATTACGAGCACTGCATAAAGACGGCCATCTCAATGCAAAAGACGTGTGTGAGTACCTTGTTGTGCCATGCTATGAAAAAGCAACAGAGGAGCAGCAGAAGATGTGTAAAAATGCAGTACAGGCTATGCAAGAGATATTAGCATTGGAGAGGTGACAAAAGAAAAGCCCTCACATTTCTGCAAGGGCTGGATTGCTAGCGTCCTGGATACGGCCAGGACTCTCTCTCTTCGTGAGACTTGAACGGATACCAGGCACCGCCTCCCACGTGGCGGTACTCTTTACCTTCGAATGTTCCTACTTCGGCCTTTCCTCCAAGAGTTGCAGGGTCACCACTTCCACCAATATTTTTAACGTGAACGGTATGTTCTTTATCTGTGATATCGAGAATATCACCCTCGACTACAACATCCCATTCATTCGTTGGGTGGATTTCTGCATTTCTATGTGTCAT